CATACTCTTTAGTTTCATCTACAATCTCAACTAGAGGGTTTACATCAGAGGTGGCTCTCTTTAAATTAGAAAAGAAAGTCTTATTCTTTTTAGTAGCTTCATGGTTACCATCATAAATGATAGTAGGAATTGTAATATCTTTAATAAAATCAAAGTATACTGTTAGTTCGTCCATTGAAGGAACTCTGTCAAATAAGTCTCCGCCTATAATATGCAGAGTTACTTCTTTCTCTAAGCTATGAATTGTCTCAAAGAATAAATCGTATCTTGCACAAGCCCAAGGCATGGGTACATTCTTTTGTCCCAACTTAAGATGCCAGTCTGCTGTAAATAAAATCATACTACGAAATACTAAACTCCGAATCTACGTCAGAGGGGGCTTCCGCTCCATCAGCAGGTTGAGTTACTCTTTGCAGTAGCTCTAATTGAGCATCTGCTGTTGGTCTCGCAAGTACGTCATCCATTGAACGCAAGTCAGCAATAGAAGCCAGCTCTTGTTCATTTAGAGGTCTTGGTTTGCACTTAAGTGCTTGGAGCCTATACTCTACATTAAAAGCCATAGGTCCAGTTTTAACTCTTTGAAAGAAAACATCCCACCCTGTTTCAGGGTCAGTAGGATCGCCTAAGTCTTCTGCGGCAACCATTATTTGTTCCATGAGTTTCTTTTTTAGATTAACAACTTTAACGTTGCCATCTGCTGGGTCAATAGCTTGAATAGCGTATGCCCAACCACATTTTAAGTCAGGAAAGAAAGACCTTACATGGTCTGTATCCTTGTTATTAAATGTTTCTGTGTTACGGTCGAAAGCAAGACATTCCATAGGAATATTTTTGCCGTTCTCACCTTTGATCCAGTAAACATACCTCGGAAGTATGTCGCCTACTAGTCTGAAAACGTTGTCTCCTTCTTTGTAAGTGTACTGATCTATTGAGGATTTTTTTGCACTCCCCTGTGCTTGATTAAATTTTAATGCCATTTTATGTTCTCCATTTAGCGTTATCTTCAAATAAAAAGTGTACTAGACCATTCTCTATTCGAAGCAATCTGTTGCGATTTACTATCGTTGTCTCAACAGGTAAGTGTATCAACTCTAGTGTTGTCTTTCCTGTTTGGTTATAATTGAAATAATTACGGTACGAAGCTACTGCCACATATTCGGCAGCTTCTTTGTTGCTATAATACTTTCGTTCAGCCAAAAGCTGTCTCGGATTTAACAGAAAACTGTCCCCGAGAAAACTTTTCCCAAAATATTTAAAGGTTTTGTCTTTACGACTGGCTGGAATTCTCTTGTAAGTCAAGAGGTGGATAATAGTGAGAATTGAAACACTATCGCCTTTCGCTTCTCTAAATATCTTTTCCCAATTATATTTTATCATATATTATAACAAATTTTAAAACTGTTGTCAAGACATATTTTTCGGAGGTGGTTACAGGGTTGATATCTCGTACCCTTGTTTAATGTAGTAGCCTGTGCGCATACTAGCCTGCCTCTTTGCAGTCTTTCCAATTAAATTAATATCCACTACTATAGGTTGTTGTTTGCCCTCGTAGTCCCTAATTATTCTTCCAATGAGCTGTGTAAGTAACGGCTCATTGTTTACTGGTGTTGCAAGTATTAAACAGCTAAGAATATTTAGAGAAATACCCTCTGAGAATATAGCTTGTGTCCCATACAGAACATCTTTATCCTCATAAATCTGATTAATTATTTCGCCTCTGTCTTCGTGATGGACTGCACCCGTCACACAAACTGCGTTATCACCAGTGAGTTTCGCGCAGTTCTTTAGGAAATCAACTCTATCAGATACCACTAACACTTTATGACCTTTTGCTGCATATGATGATGCAGTCATAGCCACAGAATGTTGGTACTCTGGGTTGTAAGCTAATTCATTTATTCGATTAGCCCAAGGGATAGAGTTTCCATCCATGAATCGTATATCCATTGGTAGGATATGTATTTTTGGCATCATAAAGTTTTCCTTTGGTGGTCGTAAGACATTACTTCCAAAGTAATCTCTAAATACTACATGTCTGCCATCTTTTCTTTCTAGTGTGCCAGTAAGACCAATCTTATATCTAGCACAATTTTTATCTATAATTCTTGAGAAAGTTGGTGCACTACAATGATGCATTTCGTCAAGTATGATAGTTCCAAAAAGTTGTCTTATCTGCGGAATTTTTCTGTATAAACTCTGTATATTCCCAATGACAACAGGCTTATCAATTTCAAACTTACCACTACCAATAATGCCAGCTTTAAAACCAAATACTTTTTCTACTTCATCTTCCCACTGTTTGCGTAATGCTAAAGTATGGGTAACTACTAATGTTTTCTGTCCAAGTTTGCCAGCTATTGCAAGACCTGTAAAAGTCTTGCCCCAACTTACCCAAGCGTTTATTATACCTCCGTCCCCAATCTCGTCATAAACAGATTGTTGACTTGGTCGTAATTCTAAATTAAACTCAGGGAACTCTTCTGGCTTTAGTACTCGTTTATCTGTGACTTCGTGGTCATTTGGAATTAAGTCTTGTCTGCCTACTGGAATTGCAACCAGCCCCTGTCTTATCATTGCCATATTTTTTATAATCAAAGGAGGATCGCCAAATTTAAAAGACGGCACAGAGTAAGTTAACTCTTTGTCAATCTTTTGTTGTTGATGTGGAAGTACTTCTAAGTAAATCCTGTCGCTTATAACTGCTTTCATTACCAATGATGTATTATACCTGATACAATAAAGAAACAAGTAATAAAGTTTGCTAGTACTATTAAAGTACGGAACAAAGCTATAGTGTCTGCTTCTACAGAGTTATCAGATGCTTTTTCTCCTAGGCTTTTTGCCCACAGTTTCCAAATCTTTTTCATTTATTATATAGTTGTGTATTCCAAGGATTAACATTTATAGATGTTCTAATACCATCAAATTGTTCTACTCCATGGTATAAACCTGGGGAAAAGACTACTAATCTATTCTCTCTTGGTATAACTTCTACACCGTTTTTAAACTGTAACTTACCATTCTTTAAGTTTTCTACTTCTAAGTAGAATACTGTAGAGCATATGGGGTATCTAGTTACTCCTTTTGTTGTGTACGCAATTTCATCTTTATCATAGTGCCATTGCATAGGTCTAGTATTTGTGTGTGTCCAATAGTCATAGCCTACCATTTTGCTAATATCAAAATATTTATTAGCATGTCTAAGAATTTGAGTACACATTTGTGAGTTCTCATGCTCACATTCTATAGAGTGCCAGCCTTCTCCCTCTTTATCTAGGACTCCGCTAACAAAATTATCTGTAGAACGATTTATACTCTTCTTCCAAAACTTTATTTGTAAGTCAGTAAATACTCCATCTACTATTGCAATCATATTTTTCTCCATGAGTTCTTTTTCTTTTCACTAGATGTATCGTATAAGAGCCAAGGAATATTATCTCTATAAAGTATTCCTGCCCATGCTTGGTCATCTTTGAGGGGTCTATCTAAGGTAAAGGGAAATGGGCAATCTTTTACCCACAACACACTTGCTACTGTTTTTAAGTCTACTCTTAATATCTTATGATACTTTAGAGTGGCTTTTTTTATTTTTTCTTTGCGAAAGAAATATCCTGTGTTATCTATGTAAAACTTTCCTTTGTGGTCAAGATATGACCGAATGTCTTTTATCATATACTTCACAGGATATATACTTTTCATCGGACTTTGGATTCTTCTCATGCCCAGTGTCTTGCCTTTCATATTTTTATCGTCAAGAACTTGGTTTTCAATCCAAAGGATTCCATCTACTAATGTTATTTCATCAGTATGTACGGGAAAAATGGGAAATTGTATTTTATCATATATCATACATCTTGGTAAATTTTCCCAAAGAGTAATCATCATGCACATCAAAGTCACAGCCAACTGGTGTGCCTGGTATACTGAATCCTCTATCTTTTTGAATGAACTCCTGTAGCTTTTGTGAGTACAGGTCTATTTCATCTTCTGGCACTTCTGCTAGAATGGAGTCATGTACTAAAGCAAATATCTTTGATTTCATATTGTTACTTTTAACATACTCATTCATGTCAACAGCACCAAGTAAATTAATATCAGAAGCAACAGACTGAACTAAAAAGTTTAGACCAGACCTTACTTCATGACTTTGTATTCCTTGATTGTCAGATTTAACATTTGGTAGTCTTCTCTTTCTGCCTGTAGCACCATAAATAAATCCATTATCCATAATAAACTTACTAGAAAGATCAATCCACTTTTTAAGTTTATGAAACTGCCTAAAGTAATCATCAATAACTTCTTGAGCATCTTGCTTAGTAAAAGGTTTGCCTGAGTCTGCTGTGACTTGCTGAGATATTTTACTTGCTCCAGCACCATACATTATGCCAAAGGTGACGGCTTTTGCAGCCTGTCTTTGTGTGGGATAAAGGTCTACAACTTCATCCGCCTCACAAGGTAAACCAAACACTAATTTAGCAATACTACTGTGGAAATTACCACCAGTCTTAAATACTTCCATTAGGTTCTTATCATCAGCAAGCACAGCAGCTACATATACTTCTGCAGTTGTTAAATCCATTGCAACAATCTTATTACCTTCTTTGGCACGAATACATCCTTTCACTATAGGATTGTCTCTAGGTATCTGTTGCATATTCATTTTTCCACTAGAAGATAGTCTGCCAGATGTCGTGCCGTGTAGATTAAACCCTGTGCGTAATCTACTATCTTTATCTAATTGTGGATATATTTTGTCTAAATAAGTATTCTTAATCTTTGACTTCTGTCTTATACTAAGAATATGTTTAGGAATCTCATGTTCCTCTGCTAATTGTTTTAGTACTTCTGCATCTGTTGAGTGCTGACCTGTACCTGTCTTTTTGCCTGTTGGTTTTAACCCGACAAAATCAAACAGTAGTTCTCTTAGCTGTACTGTACTGTTTGGATTAAATTCTTTTTTCTTTGCATCTTCGAATCTTTGTACTGCTTCAAACTCATACAACTCATTCACTGCATTATCTATATCTGTTTGCATTAGGTCTCTGCCTTTAAGTAATCTTAGCTTATCAAAAGGTACACCGTTATCCTGTATATCTGTCAACATTCTACAGCCAGGTATAAGTATATTCTCATATACACTAAACAGCTTTGCATTCTTTCGTACTGCTGGATATAACTTCTCAAATACTAATAGTGTTACTACTGCATCCATTGCCGCATATGTTTTCATAACTTCAAAAGGAATGCTGCCCCACTGAAAGTCTGCTTTCAGTATTCGGTTCTGCCTTTTATAGTTATCAATCCAATCATGCATAGGCTTCTCGTAGTCACCATAGTCAGTATGTTCCATAGCTAATTGTTTAAGACCATGTCCCCCAGGAACTTCGTCTAGGCAATAATGTAATAACATTGTATCTTCAAACTTTGGAAATTTAAAATTGAAATGATACTCAAAGAAAGCCAAGTCAAACTTAGCGTTATGAAATACTACTATCTTTGTGTTGAATATTTCTTGCATTATATTTTCCATCTGCTCTGTAATAACATCTGTAATTATATAAGCACCTTGATGTTTTTTATATGACATACTAAATCCAAGCATATATCCATCACGAGGGTATAGTCCTGTAGTCTCAGAGTCAAGTGCAACATACTTATTTTCATGCTCTAATGCTTCTTGCAAGAATTTTAGCGCCTCATCTTCGGTATCTATACCTAAAGCCTGTTCTTCACTAACTTTCTTTACTACTAAATCTCCACTAATAAAATCAATTATATTAGTCTTGCTTTTGTCCCATAAAGGCTTAGCCTCGGGTTTGAAAGAAAGCATAGCAGGATTGATGACAGGTAGAAACTTATCTTCTACACATCTGCCACTATATTCTGTTATAGAATTGATACTAGTAAAAAACTTGAGTGATTCAGAGCCAACTAGTATAACCCAGTCATACGTATCAACATCTATCTCGATGTCTACGTCTGCTTTGAGTATTTTCTTTTTGCTACTATCTGAGCATAAAGCATACCTGTCAAATTCGAAAGCATCATCAAATCGGTCAGACCAATTTGTTCTACTCATCTTTGATTCTATTATTGCTACTTGTGTCATTTGTTTTTCCATTTATATATTATATCAAATTCTGAACGCTGTGTCAAGAAATGTTTTTGAATATCTTTCCAGTCAGTTCCCTAAGCTCTTCGAGTAAATTATCTCCTTTTAGTTGATTACACTCTTTATGACTAGGTACTATATTGCTGGGTTCACTACTTCCACCTTTACTGTGCGGTGTAATATGGTCTAACTCCATATTTTCTCCTTTTGGATTTATAATTAGTTTTTCTCCACAAAGATAACAAGGCATATGCCATTCTGTTTCTGATACTTTTACTAAACCTCTGTGGTCTTCCCAATATTTTATGTATGTTGTTGCTAACATTCCGTTTCTCCCTTTTACATTTTTTAATCTCTCTCTTATTAATTCCGATACAGTTTGATGTCTATTTGGTAACATTTCTACTATATCACTTTTCTTTTTTTGTTTTTCATTAAAGCTATGAAGTCGCTTATTAATCATACCTTCAATAGTACTTCTATACTTATTAGTTCTTTCTAGTATTTTTTCTCTAGTTGCCTTATTGAAATGAGGACTTATACTTCCTTTACTTGGTGCATCTCCACATATTTCAATACATCTTCTTCTAACTTCTGGAATAGTAAGCGTACCACCATCTTTAGTAAAACCACCAGCTTCTGTATGCCAGTCCTCAATCGTTTCCCAACCTATTTCTGTTTTCCATTTTCCCGCGCTAGGCATATAATCTATTCCTCACTTCTTGTACCTTAGCTTGAGCAAGCCCGCCAGGGTCTATGTTTTGTCCTAAATTTATATTTCTAGCTGTAAGTCCAACCTTTTCTGCTAGTCCTTTGAGTAACTCTGCTGCATCTTGCCCTGCCGCATCGCCATCAAACATTATATCTACTCCCTCAACGTTCTGCATTTTTAGTATAAATAGTTTATCTTCATCTATATTCTTTGTACCAAAGCAACAAACTGCATTTGGTAAACCTTTGTCGAAGAGATTTATCATATCGAAAATCCCTTCAACTAGGATTACTCTGCCTTTAATTGGTTTGACAGAGGCAGGGTAAAGTGGTAGCTTCGCGTTTGGAGGGTATATGAGATACTTTGGGATCTCAGTCATGGTCATATGTCGACCATTAAAAGCTACCACCTTTCCTGTTATATCACGAACTGGAAAAACCACTCTTCCATTAAATTGTGTTTCGTGATGCATAAAAGCATCGAAATGCTTATATGTCTCGGGTTGAATTCCTCTCCAGTTTCCGACATATGGAGTGAAGCCTTTAGGGAATTCAAACCCTATACTTGCTGAGCGTTTTTCATCTATAGAGGATTTCAACCTTTGTCTCTTTATCTCTAAGAAGTTTGCTGCAGCACCAAAATGTTTAAATAGATTACCTCTGAAGCCACAAGCAAAGCAATTAAATATACCAGTGATATTATCAATACGCATACTTGGATTGCTATCCTCGTGGTCAGGGTTAAGGCATTTAACTAAATAATCTCTGCCAGAGACTTTAAAGTCAATGCCTTTTTCTTGTAGTAATTCGTCTACTCTCATTTAGGTTTCATACCCTTATCGCTAGAACTATTACCAACAGTGCGATCATTACTATTGTTTCTATCATGCTTCCATTTTAGTTTATCACCGAGATCTTCATACTCGGTCATTTTAGTTCCGTCACTATCTACATCATGCTCATAGAATCGAGTCTTGAACACAGCTTCTTGCATCTGAAACCAGATAGCAATAGCTTGACTTCTAAACTCTTCATCAGGCCATAGGTAGTAACAATTATGCCAATCATCTAAAAATCTATGAACTGTTATGTTCAGATCAAAGTCAGGATTGGTTTCTTTTATTATCTGTACTGCTCTTAGTCTTTGACTGCCAGCAATAGGATACCAACTCTTCATAGCTAAGAATGGATTCTTAATTCCGTTTTCTTTTATACTAGCTATAAGAGGTTCGTTTGCAGGAACATTATGTATGTTCTGCGCGACTGTAGGCTCAATTAAAAGTCTATCTGTCGTAGTAAAAATTATTTCGTATGGAGGTACTGCAACTAACTCTGCAGCTTTGCCTCCTATTCTATCACTTGCCATATGGGTCTCTCCCTATACTAACATCTGCCATAAACTCTGAAAATCTATCTATTAATGTTTTATTTGAAAAAGCTACTCCTTCTTTCCATTTTCTTCCTGTAGCTGTTTCTTCAAAATGTTTTTCTCCGTTATTATAAGCAACTTCTAAGATTCCGCTTGAAGCGTGTAAGTACTTTACTTGTTTACCCCACTCTTCAGCTTCCATTTTTTCTTTGTGTTTTTTCACTTTATCACTATATTGCGTCATGAATATCTTCTCCTGTTGATAGGCTATCTTTGATTTCTTCTTTTTCTTTAGGATTCATAGTTGATTGAGGGCCTATCTTAAGTGT